AAATATTTACAGGAGGTAAGAAAAAGTGACAGACGAACTATACGAAGCTACAAAGAAAGAAGTTATGACGGAACATGAAGAGTATAAGAATGCAGATGTTCCTAGAGAAATATGGATACAAAGAAATGAGTATCTACATAAACATATTGATCGATTAGAAAAAGAAATAAACGAAGTAAGAGAAGATAATAAAAAACTTACAAAACAACTTGAAGATCAAATAAAACAGTTTAGAAACAACGGTAGTATATGATCTTAAAGAAATGGATAGTAAGACTTAGAATGTGGTACGCAGATCTACGTGGCCATCACGGTAAACGTTGGGACTATGAGCCAGGAGAATGGTACATGGGCCGACACAGAAAGAGGAAAAAATGAAGAATAGAGATAAATTATTATTTAGAGTTAAATGTATAATTAAAAAATGTAGAGAACAGGGAAAGTGGGATTTATTAGCTAGGCTATGTTATAAGTATGAACTTACACCTGTAGGAGAAGATTATTATGATTAGAACGATACCGGATACAATCGACCTTATAAAGAAAAAGTATAAAAGATTTAAAGATGTACCTTTGTCTTGGATGGAATCTATTGGAAGCAAGATGAATGTATATGCATGGAACAAACGTTGGGGGAACAAGGACCATGGAACAGGATATAAGAAGTAAATTCGCATATCTTGCAGGTTTGTTTGATGGTGAGGGTAATATCACGTACAAAAAATATTGGGCTGATAAGCCTAATGGAAGATATAAATGTTGGCGTATACAAATGGAAATAGTTATGACCCATAAACCTACAGTACAATGGTGTTGTGATACGTTTGGTGGTAATCTAAGAGAGAAACCAAGAAAAGGACATAAGATGCAATATAGATGGAGAAGAGGTTTTAGAGAAGCATACGAGATAGCAAAGATTATAGCTCCTCATGCTATTACGAAAAAAGAAGAATTGATTAATATTATTAATCATTACAAAATTGACCGAGATAGGGGTACAAATCCTGCCAATGGCGTTTCCCTGGACCTTAGCGATGAAGGCATTTCAAAGCCTGAGCAACGACTCTCGGCGTTAGAGGAGAGAGTGCCAGACGTGGTGTCTCCTCTGACGAAATGATAAAAAAAATAAATAAATTTAACTATGTAGATGCTTCAAGATCCGAGGCCCATGGATCACGGACCTACGACGTAGCTGGCAACAGGCTACCTAGTGTCACGACTATTTTATCACGGACCAAGGACCAGGAATTTTTAAGGAAATGGAAAGCCAAAGTTGGTGAAGCTGAGGCTCAACGTATTAAAAACTTATCTAGTAAAAGAGGTACATCAATGCATAAGTATCTTGAAAATTATGTACTAGGTGAAGGATATGAAGATTTAACTCCTTTGGGACAAGAGTCAAAACGTATGGCTGAGAAGGTCATAGAGCTAGGACTAGCACCAGTGGAAGGGTATTACGGCTCAGAGGTCACGTTATACTATCCAGGGTTATTTGCAGGGTCTACAGATTTAGTTTGTGTACACAATGGCAAAGATACAGTTGTAGATTTTAAACAAGCCAATCGTCCAAAACGGGTCGAATATATTGGAGACTATTATTTACAAGGTGCAATGTATTGCATGGCACATGACTATGTACATAAAACCCAAATTGAACAATTTGTAATTATGATGTGTACTCCAGATTTGTATTACCAAGAATTTAAATTAGAAGGTGGAGAATTACGTAAGTATAAACACGAAGCTTTGAAGAGAATAGACATGTATTATGAAATGAAAAATGATGAAAAAGAGGCAACATTGTGGCAAGATTAAGGCATAAAATGCCGACCCCTAGGGGGTCGGCGAGGGGTCGCAGCGACCCCTCAAAGTGTCGAAAAAAAGAAAAAGACCTAAAATGAACACTTTTGTTGCATGTTTGTTCCAAAATGCCGACCCTTTCGACACCCTGCCGACCCCTTGCCGACCCCTTAGGGGTCGGCGGTTATTCGCCTACTGCCACAACGGTTATAGGTCATTTAAGGTACTTAAAAATGCAATGCCGACCCTTTTTATATTTTTTTATTTTTTATGTGGTATAATAAATTTTAACACATAAGTGTCGAAACTGGAGAATGTGGCAAGATTATGGCAAAAAGAAGAAAAAAATCAAAATACAAACATGCAGTAATAAATAAAAATAGATATTATTTTTACTCAATTAGGTGGCTCGATATCACCGGTGACGCCGGGCATGCAACGCCAGAAGAATTTGACAAGTTTAATTGTGCTGTTATGGTTACACAAGCTTATGTGTATAAGAAAACAAATAAGTTTCTATGGACGTTTGCTTCCTATGATGAAAAGGAAGAAGTGTTTAGTGATAGAAATGTATTCCCTAAAGGATGCATAATTAAAATGGAAAAAGTAAAAATATGAATTGTTGGCATTGCCAAACAGAATTAATATGGGGTGGCGATCACGACATTGAAGATGAGGATGAGTTTTATAGTATGGTTACCAATTTAAGTTGTCCTAATTGTCAAGCGGCAGTTGATGTATATTTACCCAAACAAGAGGAAGATTTATGAAAAGAGAAAAAGGCAAAAAATACGACGGTAGAACAAGACCACCAAGTGAAGCCTACAAAAACGGTTGGAATGAAATATTTCTTAATAAGGTTTTAAAAGAAGAAGTAGATATCAATGGCACAGGTACACACAAGTACAGAATAAAACATGGTCCTAACAAGAATAAAGTTGTTTAATGTTTATCTTTGTCTTCAATTTTTTCAGGAGTAACATCTAGAATTTGTGAATAATCATCTAAGATCTTTTTCATTTTTGCTTCTAATTCTAATTCTGATAGGTCCTCTAATTTCCCTGTTTTTATTATTTTTCTTTCTATATATAATCCTGCAGCTTTTCCTCGATTTGTTTCAGCGTTCACAGCAGATGAAAAAGAACCTTTCTTCAAAGCCTCTTCCTTAATTCTAGATAGCTCAGCTAAATGACCTTCATAAGTTACTTCAAACTTTCTAAATTTTTCTTGTTTTAATTTGTCTACATACTGAATGACAAGTGGACTAAGCTTAGGATTTAATAATTCAGATCCTTCTTGTGCAGCTCTCTTCTCACTATATCCAGCTAGCTTTGCTGCCTCTGTTTGTGATACAGGTCCGTTTGGTCCACCCCAAACAATTAGTTCAGCGAATCTCTTCTGCATTTCTGTTAATCTTTTAGGTACACCCATACTTGACTTTTTAAGGTAAGTCTTGTAATAAGTCAAGCATACAGAATATGTACGTAAAACATTTACAAGAGTATTTAGATAAATTTACGAATGGTCGTAAAGGCAATGCTGTATCTAATGCTAAAATATTTATTCACGTGAACGGTTATCTTGAAGAAATAAAAAGAATAGAAGTACAAGAACATGCCATAGGTACACCGGGCGCAGAGTCTATAAGAATTGTATTAAAGCCAAACAAAGAAGAAAGATTAATACTGCCTCCAGGGTATATTAAGGACTACTAAATAGGTTGTCATTACCTCAAAAAACTTATGGGTCCAGAAGCAAAACTTTACCAAAAATTTAAGAAGGCAACTCCTAAAATATTGTGGAATCGTATAGAGAATTTAACTGTTCCTGGTATGCCAGATGCACTCTGTTACAACAAAAGAAATGTATTTTTTACAGTCGAGTTTAAAGTTACGAAGGGTAATAAGTTAAAGTTTAGTCCACATCAAATAGCGTGGCATCAGACACATCCTGAGAATACTTTTATCATAGCAGAGGCCCTTGGTCCGAGGTCCTCGAAAACTTCTTCACTATTCTTGTACCGTGGTTCACGAATCATGGAGCTTGATGCTTGCGGCTTGGAGCTTGAGGCCTCAGCCGTTGGGCTTGATGCCTGTTGCTCTGAGCTTGAGGCTTGTGGCTTGACGCTTGAGACTATGGGTGAGTGAAGCTTGGAGCTTGGGCCTTCCAGCTTGAGGCTTGTACCATCTAACCGGGTAACCATTGGCGCGGCACCATTCATTGTGGACCGCTTCTATATCGTA